ACCGGATACCGGTACAAGGACATTGCCGTAACTCGTGAATGGATCCGGCAGCAGAAATTTATAGATTTTTCGATTGGTGTGGATGTCGGCGGCACGGATGCAACAGTAGCCACCTTTCAGGGCTTCACAGCCAGATATGATCAGGTGGTGGCCATTGACGGCTATTATCATAAGCAAGGCATTGATTCTGGCAAGGATCATGCACAGTACGCGGCGGACATCGTCGCATTTATTTTACCCTGGGCCAAGGTTTATCCGCGGCTGGCCAGCGCAACGATCTTCGCAGAATCTGCCGATAAACTATTCCGGCAAGCGCTGGTCAATGCACTGCATAAGGCCCGACTTATGGGCATACAGGTTGTACCCAGTTACAAGAAGGACGGCATCCTAGATCGCATCGATCTGGAACGGATCCTGATTAACCAGGGCCGAAAGAAGATCGCCCAGCATCTGCTGCCGTGGTTCGACGCTTATGAAAATGCTGTTTGGGATTCGGACGAATATGCGGAAAAAGAATGGGTGCGAGTCGATGATGGCAGCTACCCTGTTGACTGTCTTGACAGCGACGAATACAGCACGCAGCCATTCAAACGATACTTGATAGGAGCATGAGGATGAGCCTAATGGATAAAATTAAAACTGCCATGCGCACATGGTTAGAGATTAAGCCTGGTATAGATTCTGGAGCCATCCATATCGACCAGGCTCTGTCTTTTGATGCTCATGTTCTGCGCAATCGCATCTGGTACCGCGGTGATCCGTCTGAAATCGAACAGTTTTTCAAAGCGGCACAAACGGATCCGGTAACGAAGTCAATGTTCTGGGCTGCCGTCCCTGAGCTGCCGATCCGGAAGATTCACTTGGACATTCCCGGTCAGATCATCGACCGCATGGCAGGCATTGTCGTAAGTGATTTTTCCGGTTTCGAAATCAAGGATCAACAAGCATCGGATCTCTGGGATGAGATTGCCAAGGATAACAAATGGTCAAAGCTGGCCAACGATTCATTGGTTGAGGCCCTGGTGACGGGTGACGGCGCTTACAAGATGAGTGTTGATCCTGATGTATCAACTTACCCGATCATTGAGTTTTACGGCGCGGATCGGGCCACACCGGTGTATAAGCGCGGCCGCCTGCAGGAGATCATCTTTCACACGCTCTACATCAGCAAGTCGAAGCGTTACCGCCTCGATGAGCATTATGGAGAAGGGTACATTCGGTCTACACTGCTTGAGATGAACACCGGCGCCGAGGACCGCGAGGTTTTGCTTACAGCTATCCCGGAAACCGAGGCCATCAAACCGGAAATTATTTTCACAGGTGGAATGTTGGCTGTACCAGTCCAGTTTTTCAAGTCACCGCAGTGGCCTGGGCGCGGCGCCTCATTGATCGCCGCAAAGACGCCGGCGTTTGATGCGTTGGACGAGGTTGTATCGGAGTGGTGGGATGCCTATCGCAAGGGTCGCGTCAAGCAGTTCCTTCCGGAAGATATGTTCTCGAGGGACCCGGATACCGGAAAGGTTAAGCGACCTAATCCTTTTGACGACATGTTTGTCTTTACAAAGACGATCATGTCCGAAGATGGAAAGCCCCTCATGGCCACATATACGCCCGGCATCCTGGCTGAGGAACACGCTGCCGGCTACGCCCAGGCGCTGGACATGGCGCTGATGGGTATCATGAGCCCGTCTACCCTGGGTATCGATCTGAAAAAGACAGACAACGCTGAGGCACAGCGAGAAAAAGAGAAAGCGACGCTCTGGACGCGCTCGAAGATCCTTAACGGACTTAATGAGGCCTGGCCAGCGCTGGTCAAGGCTGCCCTTGCAGCTGCGGCCAACATGGCCAGCAAGGCGCCGAAGGATCTCGAGATTACTTGCACCTTCGGCGAATACAGCAGTCCATCATTCGACGCTCAGCTGCAATCCATTGGTACTGCCTCTCAATGGAACCTGTTATCTATCGAATCGCAGGTTGATGAGTTGTGGGGCGATACCAAGGACGACGCTTGGAAAGCAACAGAGGTCCAGCGGATCAAGGAACTTCGCGGGATTACAACGGTTGACGAGCCGGCTATTGGTCAAGTACCAGATCCTGCAAAACCTGTTACTGCTGCGATTGATGCGTCAGCAGTCGAGGCAAGCGTACCAGAGAAGGTTAACCTGAACGGCGCCCAGATGGCCAGTCTGCTGTCGATTGTAAAATCGGTTAAGATCGGTGATCTGTCTCGGTCGGCCGCTATCAACTTGATCAGCTCGTCTCTGCCGTTATCGGCGGAACAGGCTGGCGCAATCATTGAAGAAAGTACGGGAGGTAAACCCAATGAATCAAGTGCAGTTTCCAAGAGCAAAGCAAGCCCTGCCGGCGGCTGAACCGCAGATCATCGTTGATGTTGGTGGCAAGATCTGGAAGGTCGGTCCAAAAACCTTCGCCAGTATGGTAGAGACCGCTAAAGAAGCCATGCGTCAGCGGGGTCAGTGTGCGATCGTGGCCGTTGGCAAGGGCTATATCTGGACCATGGAGAAGACAACTTTTGCCGACCGCGCAGCCCTGGATAAGGGCATTCATCATCTTCAGGCCAAGGGCATGCAGGTCAAGTCCGTAAGGGTGTGATTTTCGTGGAGCCGTATGATATTGCAGAAATTTTCCATCTGATGGAACTTGATCTGATTGCCAGCCAACGCCGCACACTAGCCTTGCACATGGCATGGGAACGCGAAGAAGGCTTTGAATGGGAACAATGGCAGAATAGAAAGCTGGCGGCTATAAGGCAATACCAGAAAGCTAATGCGGCCATCATAGCCGGTCGAGCCGCTGAGGTGAATGAACAGACTGAGCAGCTGCTGACAAGTGAGTTCAAAAAATCAGCATCCAAAACTAATGTCGTTTTCCAACAGGCATCTGAGTTTGGTCAGTTAGTCGGCATCCCTGGGCTTGATGACCGAAACTTTTTCGGAGTTAACCAGGATAAGATGAATGCCCTGATCAATGCCATCGAGAAGGATTTCGCAAACGCCGAATACAGCGCGTTGCGGCTGATGGATGACCAGTACCGCAAGATCATTTACCGGTCACAGACTTACTTTGCAACTGGATCTGTGACACTACCTCAGGCTGTGGATCTGGCCAGTAATGATTTTCTGGCGCAAGGGCTGCGCTGTATCGAGTACAAGAATGGTAATCTGGTCAACATTTCCAGCTACGCAGAAATGGCTTTGCGGACTCAGCAGGACAGGACAAGCGCTGTGGCCCAGGGTGCTGTTATGGACGATTGGGGTCAACACTTGATCATACTCTCGGCTCTGGGATCTACCTGCGAGCTGTGCAGCCCCTGGCAGGGTCGGATACTGATTGATGATGTCTATGCCAAAGGTACCAGCTCCGAAGGTGATTACCCGCTTTTGTCTACAGCAATCGCTGCGGGACTTGGTCATCCAAACTGCAGACACCTACCCGGCTCGCCGTGGTTTGAGGGCATCAACACATTACCGGAGCTGCCGGATGCCGAAAGCGTCAAAAAGAATTATAATTCCGAAGTCAAGCAGCGCGAGATCGAGCGGAATATCCGGAAGAACAAACGCCTGGAAACAGGATCACTGGATCCAGCCAATCAAGCCAAGTACGGCGCCAAGGTCAAGGAATACCAACAACAAATGCGTAGGCATATCAAGGAGAACCCGCAGTTAAGACGGCAGTACAGCCGGGAAAAGATCGGACAATAACTGAATAAACCTATCCCGAAGCCACTGACAAGGAAAGCTTCGCAACCATAGGAACTGAGCGCCGCATAACCTCCCGGCGCTCTTTTTCATCCTTTCGGCCGCATGAGGCTGCTGGGATGTGCCGCCGGGCTTAAACGGATAATTAGTCCCCCCAGGACTTAAAAGAGGAGCATCGATATGTTGAAACACATCAATCTGCAACTGTTGGCTGAACCCGCTGCCGGGGATCCGGGCAGTGGTAGCACGCCGCCAGCTGCACCAGCAACACCACCGGCGGCACAACCGACGCCCCCCGCCAGCGTCACATTCACGGCTGACCA